TTGATAGGTGAACTCGTGGAAGTAGCAGGGCTTTTGCACATCCATATGCGTAGGTCCGACGCTGATGGCGTAGTCGTCGATGGTGAATCCGTCGTGTTCCTCGACGAGCATGGCAGCGATCGTGTCGCGCACCATCTGACTGAGTTCGACCAAGCCGATCTCGATCTTGCCGTTGAAGGCGGTGGTGGTGTAGTTCGCTGCGACGATGAGGATGCTGACGGTGTCGGCGTCGCCTTCCTCGTAGCCGTCCTTGTCCGTTTGGGCGGTGAGGCCTTGGGGTTGGATGATGAGGTACGGGATGCGATCCTGCGTCTCATCTTCCTGCGGTCGTGCTACGGAGAAGATGCGGGCGTGCTCAAGGTTTTTGCCTTGGCCGCCGAGCACCCGGAGCAGTTCGGTGTTGCTACGCAGGGCGGATATGAATGCTTTGCCAATTTGTAAGCTCATGCCTATCTGATTGTTGATTGTTTACTGATTGCCTTGGCGTAGGAGCGGAGGGGCTTTCAACTCCCTCCGGGGATCTCCTATGCGTCTGGACTCTTAGTTGCTGGAGCTGCCACCTGCGACGTTGCTCAACTTGTACAGCGCGAAGGCTGCGATCTTGTTGCCATCAGCATCACGCAACTCTTTCGAGAGATCCGTAATGGAGTAGCGAGTGTTGAGCACGAAGGCCGTCTGGTTCTTGAGAGCAACGGCCTTGCTGTTGCTATCAATCGCAAGACGCTCGGTTCCGTGTTGCTGTACGCTCAGGAAGGAGAAGAAACCGATACCGAGGAAGCGATCCTTGGTCGAAACGAGTTTCGTCTTGGCCGGGTTCAACTTGGTGTTGATGTAGTGGCTTACGATGTAGTCGTAGCCCAACAGCTTGCCACCAGAGATGACCATGCCTGCGCTTTCGCCGTACACGATCGGGGTGACTTTCAGCTTAGCCTCGGTGACTGCGTCGATGACGATGCAGAGACCGTCAGCCTGCGGGTCGAGACCCTTGTCGGTGAACTCAGCAACTGCTTCGAGGATCTTGGCAGCGGTGTCTGCACCGTCGCAAACGATGGTGCCCTTCGGGGTCAGACCCGAGAACGGACCGCAGATGTTACCCTCACCCCACGCAGCCTGCGAGTAAACCTTACGGCCTACATAGCGGCGTTTTGCCGTGTTGATCTTCTTGCCGACGAAGCCTTCGAGGTCGAACGCAGCCTCGTCGATGGCAGCGTTGCTGACCGGGATGGGCAGACCGCAACGCTTAACGAGCGGGGTCACCTTCCCAAAGTCGAGACCTTGGTCGGTCAGTTCCTCGTTCTCGCCAACCTCTTGGAGGTCTGCATCGTTGATAGACGTCGGCCATACCTCGTCACCTACGACACCGTTGGTCACGGACACAGCGGCAGGCAGGTTCAGACCCTCGTTGCGGGTCTCGATGACCGGGTTGATTTTCTCCACGATTGCGCCGGAGTTGGCGATGTTCGTAGCAAGCGTGATCTCACGACGCTGGCCTTCACGCAACTCTCTCATCTGCTCGCGGAGCAGGTCAGCGTTGGTTTTGGCAGGTGTGTTCTCACGAGATGCTGCGTCAGCGTTGATGCTGGCTACCTCGCGGAGGTTCTGATCGAACTCGTCTTTCAGAGCACGGAATTGTGCACTCTCTTCCGCGGTGAGTTCGCGGCCTTGGAAGTTACCCAGCTCCGCAAGGATCACCTCACGGCGGGCTTTCAATTCTTGTAAAGTTTTCATTTCCTTTTAACTGTTAGAAGGGGTTAATGAATTATTGAATATTGAGCATCTCCGACTTCATCTGGAGAATTGCTATTTCACGATCACGGGCGTCCTGCTCACGTTGAGCGGCGGCCTTTGCAGCGGCTTCATCTGCCTCGCGTTGTGCTGCCTCTTGCGCTGCTTGCGCCTGTGCAGCTGCCTCACGGTCCTTGCGGAACTCGTCAAGCAACTCACGGGCGGAGACCGAAGTCTCTTTGTATGCAGGAGACATGGCAATCGTAAGAGCGTCGATGGCCTCGAACTTAGTGTGACGGATCACGACCTCGTTCTTGCCGTCCTTACCTTCACGCTCGGTGACGGTATAGTCTTGCGGCCAGAACTCAAAACTGCACCCGGTGTAGGTACCGTTGGCGATGAGCGCACGGGCTTGTTTGCCGAGGTCGCAATCGGGCACATCTGCCTCGAAATGCAGACCGTCTTTCTCCACAGCCACCCGGAGACTCTTGGGAGTCCGGGCAAAGGACTTGCTGCGCTCGTGGAGCAGGTTTAGTTTGATGTCTTGCTCGCGGATAAAATCCTCGGCCAGACACGACGGTGCGATTGACTCAATGACACGCTCGCGGTCGTCTTCATAGAGGACGGTCTCGCTGTCGGTCACGATTGCCACTCCGCTGATGGGGCTGTCTTGGTTGTCAGCCTCACGGAGTTGGACGCTGTTCGGCGTGAAGATCTCACGCTTATGCAATCTAATGTCTTCGATTTTCATTGTTGTAGGGTGTTTCTATATATCGGTTATTTACTTGCAGGGGTTATCTCTGCAATTCTGTGGCGGTGATCTGAATGGTGGCCGCCTTTTTGTCCGGGTGGAAGGACTGGATGCGGTAGGTGGTGCCGTTGTAGATGACTTTGCAGTCACGGGTCACCTGCTCATCGTACCGCATACGGATCATAATGGTGTCGTATGCGTCGAGCGTACCTTCCCGCATCGCCTTGGTGCCTCGTGCCCAGTCCACTGCCGCCCATCGCTCGAACTGACTGCCCGGCACTTCCTGACGGCCATAGGGCCCGTCTTGGTAGGTCGAAGGCGTGATGATGGTCACGCGGTCCTTGAGTATTCCAGAAGTGTAGCCGGTCATATCAGTAGCGAATGTAGGGTTTGAGCATCGCGTCGATGCTGTAGGGGATGTTATAGAGGGCAGTCGGGTTGAGCAGTCCTCGGTGCTCGTAGAGGTGGTTGGCGTACATGAGAACGGCTTCATGTATCGGTGCCGGGATCCTGCCGAACTCCGCGATGATGTCCTCATAGGTTCGGTCGATAAGATTGAGCACCGCCGTCTCAGCCGCTTCGCCTTTGGACTCGATCAGTTTGTCCTCGGCATCGCCTTCGATGCGGGCATTGGCTTTGATCTCCGCAATGGTCACGATCTTCAGCGGACTCTCTTGCGTCTGTTGCTCGTTCGTCATGATGCGCCTCCTTTCTTCTTGTCGTCAGGGTCTGACGGCGGCGGTGTTGCAGCCGTCTCGCCTGACAGTTTAGGACTGCCTGCCTTGATGTAGTTGGCCGATACGTAGTGGTCGTCGCCACCTTCCGCGATCGGATCCATCTCCATCTCGGCGCGCAGTTCGTTGATGCTGACCACACCCGTCTCCATGCGGTTTTTGTTCCACAGGGCTTGTGCCTGACGGTCAAGCCGGAACAGTTGATCCTCGCACAGGTGGAAGCGGTGCAGACCGAAGCCCTCGAATCCGAGCAGCTTGCGGTTGAACTCCGCCTCGTCCTGCTCGATCTGCGGAGCGATGCACGAGTTGAAGAAGTCCAGCATCGCCGCCTCGGGTGTCTTATAGGTCGAGTTGGTGTCGTCGGAGAGCAGGGCTTTCGGCACGCCGGTGAAGCGGCTGATGTCTGCCACCGACAGCTTGCGCGCTGCACTCAGTTCCAACTCACCGAGGGTCTGGCTGATGTTATTCACTTGTGCGGTGTTGGGCACATAGATGACGTCGTTGGCCGGCAGGTCTTCCTGCACACGCTTCGACAACTTCTCCATCTCCTTGCTCGCCGGCTTACCCAGACCCATCGTCTGAGCCGCTTGCTCTTGCAGCAGCAGTTTGTTACGACCGCCCTTGGCATAGGTGTCAAGAGCCATCGCCTCCTGCGTTGCTGCGAGGTTGAGCGTGCGGCCAGCGAAGTGGATGAGCGACATGCCAGTGAACAGGTCAGGCATCAGGATCGAACCACGGAGGTGGATGATATTCCGGCTCGGTACTTTCGGCAGGCTGTATGGGGTGGTGCCGACCTGATAGGTGATGCTGTACGCATCCTGCCCGCTCAGGTAGTTACCGCTCGAACAGAGCCAGAACGCTTTGACCTCGTCATCCAGACCACGCTCCACGTAGATGTAAGCATTGCCTTTGATCATGCGGAGGATGTCGGCTTGCTGGAAGAGCACTGGCCATCCCATATAGGGGTTCGGTTCGACTTGCAGCAGGTAGTTCAGCCGCTTGCCACGAGCGTAGCCCATGTCAAGGGTGTAGTTACCGTTGGCGGTCTTGCGTTGGTACTGAGCCTTCAGACGCATCATCGTCTCGGCACGGAGTGTCAGCGCACGGTAGAAGGCAGAGATCGACAGGGACGTGCGTTCACCGTTAGCATAGGTGATGCGGCCTTGTATGTCTTGCCCGCTCGATTGCTGAGCACCACCTTTCGGTTGTGCCTCGGCCTCGCGGCGTTCGATGTTAAATCCAAAGATATTCATATCGGTGTTGTTTTGTTAGTCAGTTAGTATGCCATCGAAGAGGACAAAAACCTCGTCATTGTGGCGGATGATACGGCAGGCAAACATCTTGCCCGGAGCGATGATGCTGTTCGGTGTATTGAAGCGGACTTTTGCGTCTGACTCAATGAAAAACTCATAGAGGTGCTTCGGCTTTTTGTCGGTGTTGGTCAGCACAAAGGCGTGCATCCTGTTCTTGGCCAGTTCACTCAGGATGACGGATCCTGCTTCGGCAAAGGTCACGCGATCGGTACATGCGGCGTTGATCGCCTCTACCAGTTCCGGGTGCTCATGCTGCTTGGCGGCATAGCCTTCGTGCTCGTGGTTTTTCTTCGCATAGTCGCCGTGCTTGTGTGCCTTCTTGGCGTAGGCATCGTGCTCATGCTCGGTCAGAGCGTACTCCGGGTGCTTGTGGTCCTTGGACGCAAAGCCTTCGATCTGCCGCTTGATGTTTTTGGCGAGATCCAGCAACTCGATAATATCTA